ATCCTTGGTCTATACCCCAAAGGAGGAAGACGTTCGTAACGCTCACCTTATTCCTGTAGCCAAAAACAAAGACCGTATCCGCATTGGTTATCAATGGTCAGCCAGTAGTCCTGTCAGAAGTTACCCTCACAAAAACTCGTGCGAACTTGTGACAAAATTAGCTCAAGACGGAGGTTTTGAAGTGTGCTTGTTGGGGGAACCAGATAGCATTGAGATCGGTTCTTCTCCCAAAAAAGGTTGGGTTTACAACATGACCAAACAGGGTCTTTCATGGGAACAATCCGTAGCTTTCCTCAAATCCTGTGACCTTGTTATCGGCCCAGACTCAAGCGGTATTCACTTTGCTGGGGCTATGGGTATCAAAGCCCTCGGCCTTTACGCTCCCTTTCAATGGGACTTGAGAACTAATTATTTTGACTCTGTGTGGTGTTTTCAGCAACGTGGGGAGTGTGCTCCGTGCAAGCATCACACCAACAACAAAAATGGCCTTTTCCCCAAAGACAAACCTTGCAGTCAATCTGGTCAGTGTGAGGTTTTGGCAACCCTAAACCCTGACCGTGTATTCAAAAAAGCCTTACAACTACTTAACAAATGAAAACTATTGAAGAACTTCGTCGAATCCGTTGGTTTACCGACTTTGCTTATATCCTTAAACTTAACAAGGACATTAAAATCCGAACATTCTGTGAATGCGGTGTGGGGCCGCTGGATATTGCGGCTGCTCCAGAAATCTACAACCAGAAACTTGCTGATAAGGTAATTTTGGTTGAACCCAACGAGGAACTAGCCAATCTTGCTGTAGCTGCCATGCCCGATGCTGACATCTGGAGGGTAGCCATTACCGATACTGAAGAAGTGGGGGGAACAGCCAACTTCCGTGTTAACGGGGGGTCAAGCTACATTGAGGGTCACTGGAGTCCGTCTCCGAGCTACGGCCCCATAACAACGGTTAAGACAAGTCCCTTCAGGGTCATAGACGATGGAACCATTGACGCTATGGTGCTGGACTGCGAGGGAATGGAATGGGCTGTGTTGAAAAATATGAAAAGCCGTCCTTATTTTCTCTCTGTAGAAGTGTGGAAGGGTCACCCCCATGAGAATGAAATCTTTAATTGGCTTACGGAAAACAAATACGAGATTCGTTTTACCACCGGCCCAGAGGGTGAAACCTTCTTCCTAGAACGAAATGTCGAAAAACCAAAAACACGCAAAAGCCGTAGCGATTGACCCAAGGTTACATGACTTTCGGAATTTCCTGTATGTGGTATGGAAACACCTAAACCTACCACAACCTACTGATATTCAGTATGATATAGCCGAGTTCATTCAAAACGCACCTAAGCGTTCCATCATTGAAGCCTTTCGTGGGGTAGGTAAAAGCTACATCACTAGTGCTCACGTATGCCATCAGTTGCTTCTGAACCCTGATAAAAAGTTCTTGGTTGTCTCTGCTTCCAAGAGCCGTGCCGATGACTTTAGCACCTTTACCCTCCGTCTTATCAACGAGCTTCCCATCCTCCAGCATCTACGTCCCACTGAAGACCAACGTAGCAGTAAGATAGGGTTTGATGTCGGCCCAGCAGGAGCCTCCCACAGCCCCTCTGTGAAGTCCGTAGGTATTACTGGCATGATTACTGGTAGCCGTGCTGACGAGATCATTGCCGATGACGTAGAGAGTGCCAACAACTCCATGACTCAGGGGATGCGGGACAGGGTAGCAGAATCGGTTAAGGAGTTTGAAGCCGTGCTTAAACCGGATGGTAAAATCCTTTTTCTAGGCACTCCCCAGTGTGAAGAATCTCTTTACAACAAGCTACAGGAACGTGGCTATGTGTGCAGAATTTGGCCCGCTCGGTATCCCGAACAAAATAAGGTGGTAAGCTACGGTGATAAATTGGCTCCCCGTATCTGTGATTTGATGGAAAAAGACCCTAATATTTCCCTCAAAACTACTGACCCTAAACGCTTTAGCGACCTTGACCTTATGGAACGTGAAGCCAGTTACGGTAAAAGCGGGTTCCAGCTTCAGTTCATGTTGGATACAAGCCTAAGCGACATGGAGAGGTATCCCCTTAAACTCTCTGACCTTTGTGTAATGAGCCTTAACCACGAGCTTTCCCCCCAGAAGATTGCTTGGGCAGGGAGTCCCGATTACGTCATTGATGACCTTCCGTGTGTCGGGATGAGTGGGGATCGTTACTACAGCCCCATGTTTGTCAGTAAGGAAGATTGGCTACCCTACGAGGGGAGCATCATGGCAATAGACCCATCAGGTCGGGGAAGGGATGAGACTTCCTACGCAGTTCTTAAATACCTTCACGGTATGCTGTTCCTCACCGAAAGTGGGGGCTTTAACAGTGGCTATACAGAAGATACCCTAAGTGCGTTAGCAACTGTCGCAAAACGACAGAAAGTAACACAAATCATTGTCGAGGAAAACTACGGTGGGGGTATGTTTACCCAACTGCTTAAACCAGTTCTAGGGAGGGTTTATCCGTGCTCTGTGGAGGAAGTTAAGCACAGTAAACAGAAGGAGTTACGGATTATCGACACCCTTGAGCCAATCCTTAACCAGCACAGGCTTATTGTGGATAAAAGGGTTATTGAACGGGACTACAGAGATAACCAACACCTTCCCCCAGAAATGGCACTTCGTTATCAACTCTTTTACCAGATGAGCCGCATCACCAAAGATCGTGGTGCGCTTGCTCAGGATGACCGTCTAGATGCCCTAGCCATTGGTGTAGCCTTCTGGACAGAGAGAATGGCACAAGATATTGACAGGGCTGTGGAGGATGCTAAAGAAGCCAAGCTAGATGAAGAACTCAGAAAATTTCAAGAAAATGTCTTCGGACACAAACCCAGAGAAAAAACATGGATCAGCCAAACCGTAAACGTAATATGAACATTCTAACCAAAATCCTAACCAGCCTATTCCCCCGTAAAGACACTGTTCCGCTATCGCCACCCTCCCAAGCAGTAAAAACGCCTCCTAGACCCCCTGTGACTCAAAAGCGCATGGCTTTTAGCGAATCATACCGACCCTCTCCTAACGTATCCCCTAAACCTATCCGACCCCGCTACATTGTTTTGCACCACACTTGCGGTAGTTACGCTGGAAGTGTTGCGTGGTGTCTTAACCCTGCCTCAAGGGTGTCCTACCATTGTATTATCGCTGAAGACGGTAGGAGAACAGTGTTGGCTACACCGGATAAAAGAACGTGGCACGCTGGGTTGGCTAACTGGAAGGGTAAGAAAGACCTCAATAGCGTTAGTGTTGGACTAGCCTTTGAAAAAGACACCTACGACAAGCCTCTTACTTTGGAACAGATGTATTCAGCTTTAGAGTATCTTAAACCGATCCTCAAAAAGTATGAGATTCCTCTTTCAGATGTTATTGACCACAGAATGATTGCTCCCAACAGGAAGAACGACCTTAACCCTGTTGAATACAACAAGTTGAAAAAGTTCCTTTTTTCCAACTACCTATGAGCTTGAAATACGAACAGTATCGGAGTCTTAAATACACTCGTGAATTTTTAAGAGACTTGTTGAATCACGACACCAGACCTAAGACTGTTAAAGAATTGAAAGAAAGATCACTGAGATGTCTTCGTCATTTTCCAGCGTTAGCTGAAGATGGACGACCTTACTTCAGTGAAGATACTTTCAAAGACCCTTACTTTAACGACAACAAAAGTCCTTTAATATCAACTACTTAGAACTTTGTTGGAAAAAGATGCTTGACAGGATTTTTTCACCCTTTTAAAATCAATCTTAACAAGGAGTTAAAGCGATGTTAAAAATTGGTTTTGGAAAAAGAATTGCTTAACAAGTTAGTTAAAGGGGTTGTTAAAAACATTGTTCCTCATTAACTTCTAACCCAACTACAACAACAACATCTTAAATTTAATTATATATGAGTGATAAATCTAATGTATCTATTAGGCTGTGTATATCTCCTTCTCTTGATTATAGTGAGGAGAATGTTAAAGACTACCTTGGAAGTATCCCTTTAGGTGATTTAGGATTGGATAAGAAAGACTCTACTTCTCTACAAGTAATTGCAAAATTGGATAAGAAATGTTTTGTTGGGGATCATCCTGTATCGTTAAAGAATACCTTTTGGTGGATAGCCTATAGCGAGGCTGGTAATCCAGTAGGCTTTAGTGGGCTAAAGATGTGTAAGAAGAAAGAGAACAAGGGGTTGGGGTATTTCAGCAGGGCTGGGGTAATCAAGAGCTACAGGGGGCATGGAACGCAAAAGAAGATGATTAAAGCACGGATCAGGAAGGCTAAGGAACTTGGGCTTACTCATTGTGTGACGTATGTTAAGGGCTTCAATCTGGCTAGTGCTAACAGCCTTATCTCATGTGGGTTTAAGCTCTACAACCCTCACTACAAATGGGGTGGTAAGACAGCTTTATATTTTGTAAAGTGTTTAGAATGTGGTAAATAGGTTAAACGACATTGTGGATAATGATGCAGGAAGTATGTATAAACGAGGTCGGTGACGTTTTATTTTTTAAGACTCTTTAAAGACTCTGATAAGACCCCCCTTAAAGGTTTTTGGGTAAAAAATCTGAGAAGGTGAATACGTATTGAGCGACAGCGAATTCCCCCCTATCGGTCATCAATTATCAGGTTGGGGGGCCCCACGCTCAAAGCCACCAGCCAGGCCACCGAATAAACGCAAACCGTTGATTTCCAACGCTTCAGAATATATATTTCCAATATTCCACCGCTTGTTTCGCCTTATTTGCACCGGAGCAGCCTTGCTTTGATGCCCAGCCAGACCGCCAAACATATCGCCACGCTTGCGAGCATCCTACCATTTTCACTATCACGCCCATACTATTGATTACCCTATATCATATCACATTCTCAAAAATTTTTTCCTTTACGCTCGTAACCTTTCTTTAACTTGTTTGTCTTCTCTCCGCTCATCTTCTTCTCTTGTTCGTTGTATGTTGTTTGATCTTATCAATTTATATGTTGTAGATCATTCTATAACGCTCACTTCGTTCGCTTCATGTTGTGGTCGTTCGCCTATCGGCTCACTATCATCGTTGGGCGCGAATTAAAAATCAATTTTCAGTTTGCCGCAGCACGTACCGGATGGGTGCAAATTGATTCTTGAATTGCAGTTGAGCAGCACGGGCGTGAAAGTTGAAAATCGTTTTTCAAATAGTTTCACCACGCCGGCCATGTGCTAATTGATTCTTAATTAGTAGTTAAGTAGCACTTGGGCGAGAATGATAAATCACTTGCAAATGTCTGGGCCGAGTGTGGACCGATAAAGCCTTCCCACTATTTGCAAATGCTTTCCCAAATCTGCGGCAAATGTGAAACCTAATTACCGCTTATTCGCCGCAAATTGATAACACGCTTACAGCCCTTGGGCTACGCTTTGATTGTTTGACCATATAAACGCAAGTGCCTGATTTTCAACAATTTATGCAATATTCAAAATGATTGGCTATGGTGACACCTTGAAAAAATAAAAACGCCTTATATCGCAAAATTAACAAGGTTATCAGATTGCAGTTTGTGCCGAAATTGGCCCCAGCAAATACCGTGCCAACCTGTAAAGATGGCCGAAAATATATTTTCTTTTATTTTCACTAATTCGCTTGCCCTTTGCACCCGCCCGATTTATTCTTTTATCTCAATCATGAGCCTCACCCAACTCCAAGCCGCCCTTGAGCTTTTCTGCTTTTTAGTGATTCCCGCTCTCATGCTGGCTTTCACTATCACCAAAAAATAAAACACACCCAACACCAACAAAAACATGAGCACCAAAAACCTCGAAACCCTGACAACCGCACCAATCCCGCACCCGACCAAGCTCGCGATCTGGCTTGCCGATGCGATCTTCTCCGAACACCGGAAAACTGACGGCACTTGCAATGTCTCCGACTCAGCACTTAACCAGATTGCCCGTTATCTTCCTGCCAACGTGGAGCCGCTTTTCTGGAAATCCCTCAACCGCAAACGCAACGCCGCCGAGATTGCCGCCGCCCAACGCAAAGCCGACCAGGAACGCGCCCTTTCCAAATTGATCGGGACTGCCATCCTAAAGCGGCGCAAACTCCGCGCCCTGTGTCGCTCAAAGATTGTCAACCTATTCGACACTATCACCCAAATTCTTGAGAAACACAGGGAAGACGATTTTACCCTAGCCAACGACCCGCGTAAGTTGGCCCAGTATATCACCATGATCGAAAAACGGCATTTCGGCAACCTGCCACCCAATCAGGGGCGATATGAGGGCAAAGCCTATCACGACCTCCTCCCGCTCTATACGTGCTCCGGTGAGCTTGAGGCCGGATCGCTCCACTATCACCAAGCAAGGCAGGAACGACCATATTGGCACGTGGGCCGCGATGGAGGGGGCCAGCCGGAAATCCGTTTCCGAGTGAATCCGCTCCTGACCGTCAGAGCGTGCAAACTAGTTTGCCGGATTGGTAGTCAGGAACGAAACGGAGGACACATCCACATTAATTGCCAAAAAAATACTGAGATTGGCACGAGAGTTTACGCCGCGTTCCGCACCCACCTTGTATGGTTTCGTTACCTAGCAAACGCGTCTCGCCGAAATGGCCGCTGGTCGAGTGTCGCAAACACCCCTGCCCATTTCACCGAGGCACGCCGGATCAAGGGGGCAGCGATCTCATGCAACACGTGGCAGCGCACCGGAACCGTGGAAATCAGGATTTGGGGGACGACCAGTAAACCCGCCGAATGGGCTTTCCGGACCCGATTGATGCAGTCGATGGCCCAAATGTCCGAGACTGTCGAACATTTGAACCCACCGCCAATTCACCGTGAAGTTTGCATCACCGCA